GATCCCCAAGGCATTGATCCTTGGTAACCTTGGGCAACTGGCATCTGCTGAACGTTAGGATCTGCATATTCAACAACAGATCCACCGTCTGCATAACCTCGCAGACCCGCTCCAGCACCTTGCATCATCATGCGCTCACGATCTGTAGGGTTAACACTTCCACCGTCCGCATATCCTTGCATAGCCTGCAATCCTTGGCCTTGTAGCTGTGGCATTGGTTGGGCGGCATAAGGATCATTGTTGTATGGATCTTGATTTACAGGGCCACCATCAGCCATCCTAACGTACCCACCCCTTGCAGCTGCAGGAACGGGCGTATACATAGGATCGCTCAAGAACTTAAACTCTCCACCGCCTGACTCAGCGTATTTGTTAAGGTCGTCACCATACTGGTTGCGTGACTGGCTCATGGCGTACTGATCTAACGGCTGATCAAATGTTGCGTTATATCTGGAAAGGTCTGGTGCTCCAGATGGCGCTCCAGATGGTGCTCCACCAGTTTCGCCAAATGCACCCAGCTTGTCTAAAGCTAGAATTCCAAGACCAGACTTGATTGGATTATCCATAACCCACTTGGCGCCATCCCATAGCATATTGCCGGATGTCGCCCCTGCCTCTCCAGATGCACCCTTTGTTGTGGCGCTTGATATATCTCCTATAGCAGCCGCCCCATCTGCCCCATAGCTTCTCTCTACAATTGAAGCTGGGACTTCTTGCGTCATGCTCATCATTTCTTTTACTGTCATCGGCGGATTCGCAGCCCCCTCTGCAGCAGCCCCCTCTGCAGCAGCTGTGTTGGCTGATCTTGCAACATTCGTTACTGGGACAGATTCAATAGTCGCAACCGAAGGAAGTGACAGAGATGGGTCTGCTGACAATGATGCGGTTCTGCTATTCCTACCAACTTCTGCGCCAACATCCCTTCCAGCGTTTTTAAAAGCTGCTGTGGATGTGTCAAATGCTGCGCCAAGATCAGATGCTGCTGGAGCGCCAATCTCTAGGTTCTTAATAAAGGTTCCTGTTTTTGGATTTATTGTGCTGCCAAGATCTCCATAGAGAGAGTTTGCGAGGGGATTAGTGACTCCGGGTTTAGCAACTTGCCCAAGATCCCCCCAAAGAGCCTTTTCTGAAGCAGTCATTGTCTTTCCTACAGTGCTGCCAAATGCTTTACCAGCAAGTGCGCCACCAGCATAACCAGTAGCGCCAGCTATCACACCAGACTTCAATGCATCCCCAAACTTCTCGCCCTCTGCCAAGCCTACGCCAGCATTCATCACGCCAGACATTACGGAGCCAGCAATTGGGCCTACGCCGGGGATAAAGTACGGAGCTACTGTTGCAATAAACCTGATTGGATCATCAGCAATCGGCTTTATCACGTCCTTATAGATGTGTTTGCCTGCATCCTCAAACCCATGAGCTAGGCTGTTGTCTATATGACCAAAGTCACCCTTAACTACGTCCTTAACTACGTTAACAACCGTCTTAACAACATCCTTTACCAAATGAACAATAACTGCCATTTTATTCTCCCTGTACTGGTGTTCTTGGCCCTAGAATCAGGGTTCCAATAAATTGCCCATCGTCAGACTCTCCGATTTGATATCCCATATTCGGGCGCGGGGGGTTCTTGGCAAGTATCGTGAATAGGTTAATAAGCGACTGATCCTTGAACTGAGTTCTGAGCGCCCAGTATCCTGAATTGTATGCGTCAACTATCCACTTTCTGGAGTTCTCAATATAGTTCTGAGGGGTGTCTGCATTTATTGCACGGAATATTCCTGTGCCGGGGACTTCTTCAGATCCGTGAACTATAAATATGGTGTTCCCATATCTAAAGAACTTTGAGTCTGGCATCTGGGCCTCTCTGACAAATGCGGCCAGAACCAACTCCATTGGAACCCCCTCATTTGCCATCTCTGCCGCAATCCGCATTAGATCCTCCACCACCAGCATCTGCTTTTTACTATCGACTAACATAATTTAGACCCTCGTATCGAATATCGATGCTGCATAAATATTGCCCATTCCAGATGCTAAGCTTAATAGCAAGCCATCAGGGACACCAGACTCTTTCGACAAGAAAATATCGTCATCTTCCGTTCTATTTTTAATAGCTGGAATGATCCCCTTCTTGATGTCGTCAAGAATTAATCCTGTTTCAACCAAACTACTCGCGGCCAATGTATGCCCAATATGCTGCTTATATGATGTTGCTATGAAATCATCGAGGACTGTTGTGAGGGCGTTCCTCTCGGCCTTGTTATTGGTAAGCGTTCCAGTTCCATGCGTCTTCACCAGCTTAATGTCTTTTGCCTTCTTCTTGGCGAACTCAAGAGCCCCTGTAATAGCCCTCTGGTATCCCTGACCATCCTCTCTCTGTCCAATTGGGTTGGGGTTCTGCTCTGCCGAAATGTATGCGCTAAGAAGCTCAGCCTTTGGCTGAACAGCGTTCTTATTAACAGCGGTCTCGGTCTCAAATATCATAATCCCTGCCCCATGACCCAGAATAAACCCACAGTTCTTGCTATCAAATGCAGATGGAATTCCGCCCTGATCTTCAGATGTTGACAGTAACGATGCCTTCATCTGGCCGAAGTACTCTAGCGTTTGCTTAGAAGACTGATCCTCTGCTCCAACTATAATCACTCTATCGAACCCCAAGTTATCCATGAGGTTCTTCGCATCCATCATGCACTTAATCCCTGACGCACATGCACTGGCATCAGTCGTTACATAATCATATGCCTCAAACATAGCCGCCAGTCTTCCAGCGTATACGTTGGTCATTGTCAACATTCCAAGCTTGTAAACATAATCAAGCTCAGTCTGAACCTCTTTGTTCTTTGACTTGCCGCCAGCCCATCCCTGTGACCCTGCCGCCAATAAGAATGCGGTCTTACCGTCCACCGGGTTGTCCTTCACATAATCAACAATCTCTTTTACAACTACCTTGTTCACCAGCTCATGCGGAACATAAGACAGGCCGGACTGAACCCTTGAGAATACCTCTGGTATCCAATGCATCCTCTGTGGATAAGTGATATTTTCTATTAACCTTGTCTCTGTTGTGCAGACCGTTTTGTATTGAGTTAAGTATGTTTTCATACTAAAGCTTAATACTCGCAATCGCCTCGTCTATCGTCTTCTGGTCGCTTGTCGCATTGGCCTCATACATCTCAAAGAACTGCCGAGGCGTTGCTGGCATCAATGTCTTTGAAACCCCTTCTGAGACACCATATATCTCTGAAAAGTAAATGCTAAGCATGATCGCATCAAGGCTATCTATTCCTAGATCGCCAAGCATTTCATCCAGCGTACTTGACTGTGAATCTTCTCTACTTGCGGGTTTTGCAGCTTTCACGATTTTGTTGAAAAGCTCTAACTTATCCACAACTTTCTCCCTATGTCATAACTTGCGCGAATCGACTGGCCCATTCTCGCCAATCGGTAAAGCCCTTTGGATCGGGCGGGTTTTTCTGGCTAATTCCCGGCATTGTGCAAAAGACAACAGCCCATTCTTGCCATTTACTCTCATCTTCCAACTTCTCAATCGCTCCATAAACATTCAGATCGAGTGCGACCTGATCAGTCCAATCGAGCAATCCTATTATAACTGGTAGTGTGATCAATTTGTATTTGTAGCGCCCAATACAGTTCCATCAGCCTCTTCCATATGGGCAATTATCTGACCCATCTGATAGTCACCATTTACGGTGTTGGAGCTGAACCTGAACCTCATCTCTCTTCTAATGTCCTTGAAGTATACAACCTGATCATATGGCGTAGCTGGATTATCTGAGAACGTCCTGATCTCTGACGGAATCTCTGCAGATCTAGCATTAGAGCGGCCAGTAACAGACACGCTCATGTCACCAGACTGGACAAAGTCAGGCTCCAGCAGGTCACATCTCAACGACTTGGCATGGCCCTGAGTTACAAGGGCACTCATGTCTGAAGTCTCAAAGTATGACTCGATGGCGTTAAGGCGACTGATATCAATCTCGTTAACGCCAACCTCATGCTGCCAGCACTTAAAATTATCACCGAAATAGATAATCCGCACATCACCAGCTGGTGCGGTTGTGCGGATGTCGCTATTTGGGAGCTCTGTTATTCTGATGCCGGGATCAAGCCTAGATATGTTCTGTGCAGCGCCCATCAGGAATGGGGTGGCGTACTGAGTGGTGAACTCCCCAGCTGACCTGCCGCCATTTGGTAGAGCTGTGTCATACCAAGTGTTCTCACGCACATTATAGATAACAGCATGCGTACACTCTGTGGCCGCACCCCTTGGGTAGCACCACCATATCTCACCGTATCGCGTAACCTTGAAGGCAAATACCCGCTGAGCAGCTTCCCGGTTCAATCCATTGAAGAACCAGTTCAAGCTAAGATTATTCGGCAGATCCCGAACAACGCCATTGAACATGATGAACCTATCAGCGCCCACCCAGAAGTAAACGCCATCATATTCAATAACGGACGCAGCCGACAGGATAGAGCTCTGAGCACTGATCGTGTCGAACTGGAAGGTTTGTGTTCCGCCAACAAACGACCCCCTAACTACCGCATCCAGTGACCAGAATAGACCTGATGGTGCATTGCCGGGGCCACCTCGAAGTGGCAAGCCCCTGACTAGCTTCTGAGCTGCAATCCGGGCATTACCAGAACCCTCACCAGACATGTCTGCTGGGTTGCCGGGGGCTGACCACCCGATTGATCCATCTGCGCCAAATACTGTTAGATATGGGTGGAGTACGCATATCCCGCCAGAAGCATCCACACCCTCTGGGATAGCTAAGTCTATAAGGCGGTCGCCTGACCGAACATCACCATAAAATACTTGAGCTCCAGTGGTATTCGATAGGGCAGGATAGTTTGGCGCAACCTGTGCGATGATCTTGTTGCTTGGAACCAAGCTAATTGAGTCATACAGGACATCGAACTGCCACAGGTTGTTATCATTGAAGTTTAACGATGCCGGGGTACGATCCTCAGATCCGCCAGCATTTGCATTCTCATCCATCGTGATGCGCTGGACGTATGACGCGCTACCAGTATGCAAATAGGTATATCCATTCTGTGTGAATGTCTTTATCCCGCGACTTATCTCGGCAATATAGTCAGTTACATTGCGATACCCGCTCATCTTACGGGGCAGCCCACGCTGGAATCGAACCCACTGGCCGTCCACATAGTACTCGCCCTCAAATTTAGTCCCGTCCCGCTTGATCCCGGCAAGAGACTTAATGACTACTGGCGTTGTTGCCACCTAAAACACCCCACCATCAACTGGATCGATGCCTAGATTTATAAGGGCAGCAGCTGCAGTTACCGCCCCAGTTCCACCCTGACTAATTGACAGAGGCAGCGTAACCCCGAAAGTCTCAGCTGGCACTACTTGAGCGCCATTAGAATATATGATCGCAGCCGCCCCTTGGGATATGAATTCGCCCCCAGCGGTTACAGTCTTAACTTCTAGGGTGAATGCGCCAGTTGTTGAGTTCGTTACCCAATACTGCTGAACTGTGTTTGGGACAACTACTACTCGGTTGCTGGTAAGTGCGCCAGTGAAGTTGTACGCGACTCGGTTAAGCTCTGCACCAGATAAGGTGTATACCCCAGATCCGGCAACATTTATGGTGGTGTAATCAAATGCAAAGGATGCCGACTGACCATAACCAAGGGAGAAGTAGTTCGTTCCATCGGTCATCACGATTGCCGAGTCAAGCGGCTGCAGGATCAGATTTAACTGCCCATCAATTGTGTTTGATCCAACTGGCTGGATCGTAACAATACCGCTGCCAGCGTTCTTAAACTGAACGAACCAATTGTTACCAGCCAAGGATGCGAGCGGGAGGGAAAAGACTCCAACCCCACCAGTCCATAAGAATGTCATGGCCCGATCAGGAACGACAGCTGTATGGCTAACTGTATATGTAACGACTGGCATTGACTGGGATAGCAACGACCCCAGTGCAATGATTCCAGTACCCGCCAATGAAGATGCATTCGCTGTTGATATCGCAGCGCCATACTGGAATGTTCTCCACAACCCGCCAGCGGTAGTGTTATCTGTTAGGTAGATCTGCCATGTCGTACCCGGAGCAGCATCCAGAACCTGAACGCCAACAGAGTCAAAAACAGTGAAGTTGTACGCCCCAATGTTATTGAATAATATCGTCTGGCCGTTTGACGCATCTAGCGCCGATGGCAACCAGAGCTGCCTACTCGCTGCGTCTTGAGTTATATCCATTACCCCGGCGATAAGGTTATCCCCGGTAGATGCCTCAACAGGCCAGTTAAAGTAGGTGATAGGCTGGGTTAGGTTAACCTCAACATAAGAGAACTCTGCCGATGCAATATTTGAACCGCCAAAGATATTTGTATATACAGTCATAATTAAGCCTCGTCCCGAGCTGCTGATCTATCAAAGATTTTCTTCGTGTCTTCTGTATCAAGTGCGGTTGCAGCCATCTGATAGAAGCTCATCCATGTCGGTATCCGCTCATCGTTCTTGAGATAAGGGGTGGCCTCCAAGAGAGTGCCGTACAACAACAAATTAGGTGCAAAGTTGGTTAGCCAGTTGGTCTGTACCTGATCATCCAGCAAGGCAGGCAGCTCGTAGTACAGGATCTCAATTGGATACGCCACATCAGGCGTTGGAACAACCAGCCAGTTGGTGTAGTTGTAGTCCGCATAGAACTCTGGCTGTGCAACGTCAGTCTGGTTGGGCCAGTAAGAGCGGCAGTACTCATATGACCTTGGGTAGATCATCGACCTCTGGTTGCCCTGTGGGTCGAGACCGATATTCATTGAGACAGTCTCTCTCCACCGATCAGGCTTTGGGATCACTGGAATATTTACCTGCAGGGTACTTGTTACAGCAACCAAGAACCCCTGAACCTTGATGTCCCTAGCGATCCTTCTCTCTGCTAGGTTGATCAGTCGGGGGATCTGTGCATAGACGAGTGGATCAGTTGCTGCTGATGCCCCCCGCTCAAGATAACTTCTGATGTCATCTTTGAGCGAGTTGAATGTCATTGCTTGTGGCATTACAGCTCCTTATGGGTGGATGACAGCTGCTTCACCAAATTCATCGATTCCGTCATTGATCACTGGGCTTGGAGCCATCTCCTTAACGGCCAATGAATTGATGAACTCTAAGAAATTGCCAGAATACTTTTTAACGCCAATATGGTTGCAGGTCATGGTCGGGTCGATGTACACCTTCCCACCAAGATCCGCCCACTTGCGACAGAAGATATTATCCTCGCTTATCAGCTCGCCATCTATGATCTTAATATCAAATACCAGCCTGCTGGTCTTGCCTTGGCTGGTATATTCGCTACTAATCTCCCAGATAGACTGAATGGCCTCTTTGGAGACCCGCAGGAAGCCTGTGCCGACTGATACAACCTCTATCAAGCCATTCTCCTCTACCTTCATGCCGCTATCTAGTATCTTTACGTTGAATGCGATCTCATCGCTCTTCTTAATTACCGTCCCGCCAACAACGTCAACAGGGTGATTGAGTAGCGTAAATATCCATTCTGGGTTCCACTCCTGATCGGCATCCATGAATATGATGTCATCACAGCCAGACTCTACTGCCATCTGGAACAGATCGTTCCGAGCTCTCTGCACCAGAGCGTCATAGCAGACCTGAATGGGGATGATCTCTATGTCAGGTGGGCACATCTTGATGGTGTTGACCAGTGAATGCAGGAACTCTGCATTTACCTTGCCATCGTAGCAGGGGGTTCCGAATAGGACTTTTCTCATGGATGACTTGCCTTGTATGCCTCGAACTTAGCATCTAGTTCTTTAATTGCGTTGATTAATGGGGTTATTAGTGCTGCATTTCCCAGCCGCTGCGTCCCATCCTCGTCAGTACTCCATAGGTCGCTGAATGTATCCACACCAGCCTTATCGAGCGCAGCCTTTACATTCTGCGCTATAAGACCATGCATTACTATCTCTGTATCCTTTACATTCTCTTCCTTGTACTGAGTAGTCAAATCCTCAGTGATTTCATTGGATGGCTTCCAGCGGAAGGTTACGGGCTCGAGCTCATTAATAAAATCAAGGCCAAGGGTATCTTTCCCGACAACGTTCTTGATACGCTCATCTGATGAGAATGTCCATACTGCACTTGCTGTGTACGGACATGAGATACGAGCAGTACCGTTACCTATGATTACAGAGTTATCCACACCCTGCGTAAAGTTACGACCAATTGCAATACGGCCAGTCGCAGCAGCAGCAAGGGTGATTGCGTCACCAAATACTTGGTTGCTGGAACCAGTAGTCAATAGCAGTCCAGTGTTGTAACCAGCAATGGTATTTGTTCCGCCAGATGTAAGGACTACGCCAGCATTCTGACCAATTGCTGTGTTATTAACACCAGTTGTGTTGGCAGTGAGTGCATTTACACCAACTGCTGTGTTCTGAATGCCAGTTGTATTGGAGAAGAGTGCGTTATATCCAACGGCTACGTTGTTAGTACCAATTGTGTTGGTTTGGAGTGCTTGATAGCCTAGAGCTGTATTCTGAACACCAGTTGTGTTGGCATTGAGTGCGGCAAATCCAACTGCTACGTTATTAATACCAATTGTGTTGACACCGAGTGCGGCATTCCCAACTGCTACGTTACTAACACCAGTTGTGTTGTTCTGGAGTGCATTCTGACCAACTGCTATGTTGTTAGTGCCAATTGTGTTGGTAGTTAGGGCGTTAAATCCAACTGCAGTATTAGCAGTACCAGTTGTGTTGGCAACGAGTGCGCTACCTCCAACTGCTACGTTATTAGATCCAGCTGTGTTGGCATTGAGTGCGCTATTTCCAACTGCTGTGTTACTAGTACCACCTATGTTGCCGCCGAGTGCGTTATTGCCAACTGCTACGTTGCCAACACCAGTTATGTTGGATAAGAGTGCATTCCGACCCACTGCTACGTTACTAACACCAGTTGTGTTGGATTGGAGTGCGCCACCTCCAACTGCTATGTTGTTAGTGCCAATTGTGTTGAAAGAGAGTGCACTCACACCCAACGCTGTGTTGCCAATACCAGTTGTGTTGGAAGAGAGTGCAAAAACACCAAGAGCCGTGTTATTAGCGCCAGTTGTGTTAGAAGCTAGGGTTTGGAAGCCAACTGCAGTGTTGCTGCTGCCAGTGTTGACTTGGAGTGCTTGTGAACCTACTGCTGTGTTATAAGCGCCAGTTGTGTTAGCAGAGAGCGTGTTAGATCCAAGAGCTGTGTTATCGAGACCAGTTGTGTTAACAATGAGTGCGGAATATCCAACTGCTGTGTTATTAGTACCTACTGTGTTAGCCCTTAGAGCTCGGGAACCAACTGCTGTTAAGTTAGATGCTGTGCTGTTTAGGAGTGCTTGTGAGCCTACTGCTGTGTTATTAGAATCAATTGTGTTGGCTGCGAGTGCGGTATACCCAAGAGCTGTGTTATTGATACCTGTTGTGTTGGCAACGAGTGCGGTATACCCAAGAGCTGTGTTCTGAGTACCAATTGTATTGGTAGCGAGTGCGGCAGCTCCAACTGCAGTGTTACTAGCGCCAGTTGTGTTAGCAGCGAGTGCGGTATACCCAAGAGCTGTGTTGTTAACGCCAATTGTGTTGACGAAGAGTGCATTTAAACCAACTGCTGTGTTCTGAATACCAGTTGTATTGGAGTAGAGCGATTGATAGCCAACTGCTGTGTTATAAGCACCAGTTGTGTTGGCATTGAGTGCGACAGATCCAACTGCTGTATTCTGAGTGCCAATTGTGTTGTTTGCGAGTGCGCCCCGACCCATTGCTGTGTTCTCAGCACCAGTTGTGTTAGCAGCGAGTGCGTTATATCCAACTGCCGCATTATTATTGCCAGTTGTGTTGGCAGTTAGTGCGTTAGATCCAAGAGCTGTGTTCTGAACACCAATTGTGTTGAGTTGGAGTGCATTACGACCAACGGCTGTGTTATTGACACCAGTTGTGTTGGAGAAGAGTGCGCTATCGCCAACTGCAGTGTTGGCAGTACCAATTGTATTGGTAGCGAGTGCGGCAGCTCCAACTGCTGTGTTATTAGCGCCAGTTGTGTTAGCAGCGAGTGTGCTCACACCAACTGCTGTGTTATTGATACCTACTGTGTTGGAACCGAGTGCGGCATTTCCAAGAGCTGTGTTATTAACACCAGTTGTGTTGAGATTGAGTGCGGCATTTCCAACTGCTGTGTTATCAACACCAATTGTATTGGAGAAGAGTGCTTGATAGCCAACTGCTGTGTTGTTGAAACCAATTGTGTTTTGTTGGAGTGCTTGTGCACCTACTGCTGCGTTATTGGCACCAGTTGTGTTAAGAGCGAGTGCGCCATTTCCAACTGCTGTGTTGGCAGTGCCAATTGTATTGGTAGCGAGTGCGTTGTATCCAACTGCTGTATTCTGGATACCAGTTGTGTTGGCTTGGAGTGTGCTAGTTCCAACTGCTGTGTTCTGAGCGCCAATTGTATTGGTAGCGAGTGCGTTATTTCCAACTGCTGTGTTATTGACACCAGTTGTGTTGGCTTGGAGTGTGCTCACACCAACTGCAGTGTTCTGAGTACCAATTGTGTTGAGATTGAGTGCGCCATATCCAAGAGCTGTGTTAGAACTGCCAGTTGTGTTGGCAGTTAGTGCACTCGTACCTACCGCTACGTTATATTGACCAATTGTGTTGGCAGTTAGTGCACTCGTACCTACCGCTACGTTATATTGACCAGTTGTGTTGGCAGCTAAGGCGGTATATCCAACGGCTGTGTTGTTAGTACCAGTAGTGTTGGCTTGGAGTGTGCTATATCCAACTGCTGTGTTGCTAGTACCAGTTGTGTTGGATTGGAGTGCGGTATATCCAACTGCTGTGTTATTAATACCAGTTGTATTGGCTGCGAGTGCGATATAGCCAACTGCTGTGTTGGCAGTACCAGTTGTGTTGTTTAGGAGTGCGCTCGTACCAACTGCTGTGTTACTAACACCAATTGTGTTGGTAGCGAGTGCATTTACACCAACTGCTGTGTTCTGGATACCAGTTGTATTGGCTTGGAGTGCTCTATATCCAAGAGCTGTGTTATTAATACCAGTTGTATTGGCTGCGAGTGCGATATAGCCAACTGCTG